GCTGTAGCTGTGTGGATAGCTTTATGGTTCATGAGCACAAGGGCATATGCCAAAGTAGCTGTCACTGGGCCGACAGGCCGACAGTTGTATGACATATTCTGGGCCGAGCTGGCCAAGTGGTTCAGACGCAGCCGTCTGCAAGACGAATTTGTCATGCAGAAAGGGAAGTTCTTCTACAAGGCTGCACCCGAAGACTGGTGGATAAGGCTGATAAGCCCACGGGTAAAAGCCACGAAAGAAGAGCAGGCGGAAACGCTTGCTGGTCTTCATGGCGACCATCTCCTTATCATCGTAGATGAGGCCAGTGGTGTGCACGACCCTGTGTTTGTGCCTCTGGAAGGGGCACTGACAAGGCCCGACAACAAAGTCTTGCTGATTGGAAACATGACGAAGTCTTCTGGATATTTCTATGACACGCATTTCCATGCTGCCATTCGGCGGAAGTGGGTGCATTTGCACTGGAACAGCGAAAAGTCACCTTTGGTGACGAAGGAAACCGTAGAATACTTCAGAGACAAATATGGTGAAGATAGCAGCGTTTACGCTGTGCGTATAAAAGGTGACCCTCCGCTCACAGATGAGCGGGCTCTCATTCCGCTGGAATGGAGTCGCCAGTGCATTGGCAACGAAATTGAAGTTGCTGACGACGAGCCACTCTACCTGAGTGTGGACATCGCCAGATATGGCGATGATGTCTCTGTGGTAATGCCTCGCAGAGGCCTCAAGGTCTATGAGTGGGATGTCTTCAAGGACATGAATACAATATCGCTAGCAGGAAACATTCTGCAAATGTATACAGAGCGTGATGCCAGCGGCGTTATCCTTGACGAAATCGGAGTTGGAGCAGGTGTTGTAGACTGGCTTGAAAAGCATGGAATGGTCAACTGCTACGGAGTAAATGTGTGCTGGAAATCCAGCGACGTCAGTCGCTATCACAGATTACGGGACGAGCTGTGGTGGACGGTGCGGGAGAAGTGCATGCGAGGCCTGTATTCGTTTCCTCCGACGGAGGAGTCGGAGACGCTGTGCGACGAGTTGGCTTCACCGAAGTATGACTTCAATGCCCAAGGTGGCATTGTTGTTGAGAGCAAGAAGAAGATGCGAGCTCGTGGCGTCGGAAGTCCGAATAGGGCTGACGCTCTCGTGTTGAGCGAGTATATTAACAGTGTAGCTCACAAAGTGTGGCCTACAAAGAAGACCTACAGGTCTTCCAGAAAGTATTACACAGTAGGCGGAGAACATGCTTGGATGGTGACGTAGATGAGCAGGATAGTGGCAGAGAACGAAAATTGGCGAATTAGGCAGGCAGAGAACGACAACTACGCCCTCACTTGTGGGAAGGGTCACTTTACGTTCTATATAAAGGGGCGAAACGAGAAGCTCGTGTTCTACAACGCACTCGTGTCGGCGAAAGCTGAGATGAAGGACGTAGTCTTTCTGACGTTTGGCGGTTGGTTTGCGTTGTGGTTGACAGTAGAAGACGTGAATTTCCTGCTGGAAAGCCTGCCGATGACGGAGGCGGAAGAAGAGGCAAGCACGGAAGTGCAAAGCTCTGAGGAGGTAACAATACAGTGATAAAGTCAATTTTTGATATTTCTTGGGGGACAAGATGGAAAACGCTTTAGTAGATGGCAATCATAATGCCAGCTTGCTAGCCGAAGACGCTGATAGCTGTGAAACGGCTCGGCTGCGGTGCAAAGGTAGAGCTCTGGTCACGGTCGGAGGGCCACTGATGTTGGCTCTGCAGAAGGTCAATGACAAGTATCCTTGGGGGGATGACTTTGCGTATATTCTTGCCGTTGGCCGAAATCCTTCGGACCTTGATGGTGACGATAGTCTGGATTGTGAGGAAAAGACAGGGATAACGGATACCAGTGAGACCGAGCAGGTAAACAAAATCTTTGTCTTTGCAGACCTTCGACACTATTACGTCTTGCCACCCAGGGGTGGTCTTGTTAGGGCAGTTGTTCAGGCTGGCATTGCTGTGACGAATGGGACAGGGAGTATTTATCTGACAAAGATGACATTTGGTCTGGGCTATGTGGATAGTGCTGGGAGCTTTACTTCTGGGTCTACCGCGGATGCTACACCTAATTTCTATACAAATAAGGTGGATTATCAGCTATGCAGTGGACAAGCTTGGCTCGACTGGAACTTCGACATACCCAGTGGACGGATGCTCGCTTTGAGGGTGCAGCTGTATGGAAGGGTCGATAGTGGTGTAACTGGCAAGATGAAACTTTGTTGTGGCAGAGGGTCTTACGATAGTTACTTGGAGTTTTAGTAAGTGGCTAAACTTGTTAAGTTTAAGAAACCAACCAGGAAGCAACTTTTAGAACGGATTGTTTTACTTGAAGAAGAAATTGGAAAAGTTAAGATTGAAACATTAAAGGTCATGGAGCAAGAACTGAATACCAGAATGGCACAATTACAGGATTTGCTAACAGAGATAACTGCTTTGGTTGCCCTTTTGAAGAGCAAGGGGTTAATAGCCCAAGAAGAAATAAATGAATGGTTAAGAAAGAAAAGAAATGGCTAGTTACTACGTGGATGCGACTTTAGGTGATGACAGTAATCCTGGAACGCAAACCCAACCTTGGAGGACTGTATCTAAGGTGAATTCTACCAGTTTCAGTGCTGGGGATAATATTTATTTTAAAAGAGGTGAAACTTGGCGGGAAACTTTAAACGTTCCTTCTTCTGGTTCAGATGGAAATCCAATTACTTTTGGAGCTTATGGAAATGGTGATAGTCCGATTATCACTGCCTTAGAAGTAGTAGATAGTGATGATTGGTCTGGGCCAGACGAAAACGGTGAATATACCTGTTCAATTGCCACTGCTTGTGTAATATTTGCAGAGGATGGAGAGTTTATCCCAGAAGGCACAGCGGGCAGCCTTTCTACTGGAGAGTGGGACTATGACTCAGATACTAATACCTTATATTATAAACCTAGTTCAGGAACGCCTTCAGACCATATTACAGAAAGAGGTGAAAGAGAACGAGCTATTTTAATATATAACAGAAGCTATATTACATTCAGGAATCTTGATGTAAGAGGAAATAATCATCCGCAAGCTTTTAGGAATTGTATTGATGCTGTAGGCACTGGAAATAACATCACGATTGACAATTGTCTTGTCAAAATAGCTTATGTGGCTGGAATTTGTTTTGGACCAGATATATCTGATTCGACTGTTCAAAATACGGAGGTGACACAGTGCACTGGCAAAGGTGTTTGGCTGCGAGGGTCGAATTTGAAGGTTTCTAACTGTCATATACATCATATCGGACAAGGAAATCTGATTGCCACTCATGACAGAGAGGGAGTGGCTATGGCGGGCAGTGATAATATGGTTGAGCATTGTATTATACATAATTGCGGTCATCCAACTGTTGGTGATAGTTCATCTGGCTTTGGCGTTGTTTGTTGTGGAGGCACAGGCGGGCATTGTGTTAAGTATAATTTGATTTATAACATAGACCATATCGGGATAAGTTTTAGTGATTCAAATGATAAAGCATACTACAATGTTATTTACCAGTGTGGTATAAAAGCCACTGCGGACAATGGTTGGTTTGGCGGGATTAAAGCTGGCGGGAACTATACAGGAATTGAAATTTATAATAATGTTGTATACAATTGTGAAGGAAACACCACTGCTAATCCTCAGCAAAACTCTGCAATAGCTCTTTGGGCTAATACAGGAGAAACTTTAGAAGTTACTATAAAGAATAACATTATTGCAGAAAATCAAACTGATTATGACTTGGCTGTTGTAGAAGCGGGAACCATAAATCTTGTTTCCGATTATAATTGTTGGTATCGTTCATCTCCTGGTTCAACGTTCAAATATGATGGTTCAAATATGACCTTCTCTGAATATCAATCTGCTTCTGGCCAAGACCAACACTCTATAGCCCAAAATCCTTCTTTTGTGGATGCGGACAATGGGAACTTTCGCCTTAAAGTTGGCTCTCCTTGTATAGATGCAGGCACAGATGTCAACCTTGATAGAGATTTTGATTACAATCCTGTCCCTTGGGGGGCTGGTGTTGATATAGGAGCTTTTGAGTTAATTAGAAGGATAACTGTATTGTCTTTATCCCGCCATCTACTGGATGTTCGCTCTGGCGGATGGGTTGATTTATCGAGATTCGGCAACCACGGAACGCCTTATGGCGGAGTAAGGCCGCATGTGATTGCCCCTGAGATAATGGGGTTTAATTTTGACGGAAGCACTGGATATGTGGATTGCGGAGACAATCCTTCGCTCAGTTGTGCTAGTGAGATTACGATTCTGGCATGGATAAAGACGTCACGTTCAGATGCAGATATAATATCGAAATGGACTTCTGCGTCTGGAAAGAGAGGTTACCGAATTAGAATTCAAAACGGAAGATTAAGGTTTGATGATACAGAAGATGGTGCGGTAGAGACATATTGGGGAGCCACAGGTTCAGTGTCCATAAATGATAATGTATGGCATTGTGTGGGGGCGTCTTATAATGGAGACAAATTAGTGCTTTATGTGGATAGAATTATGGAAGAGTTTGAAAAAACGAACACTTTGTTTGCTGGGAGTGGAAGATTGAGTATCGGTCGCCAAGGTGAGGATTCTACTGGTTATTTCAAGCAATTTATTGCTGAGCCGATTATCGTAAACGCAGCTTGGTCGCAAGCCGAATTTTGTGAGTATTACCACCGAAGTCCCATATATCGCATGCTTCGAGGCTTGCCACACAGCATGATGTATACAAAAGTGCCTTGGAAACAGCAAGAAGGAATTTATATTCTGTAGGAGGAAAGAGTGGAAGGAGTAACAATTATAAAGGTGGTTGTGTTGTTGCTGTGTGCATTGCTCTTGGTGGGGTGTGCTACTCGCATGAAGGGCTTCACTAAGAGCTACGACAAGTTTATGAGGCAGGCCGATAGGCTTGCTGCTGTGTTGTGCTCGCACAGCGAGTTTTCGGTCTGCTACTGGAAGGCAGCTCTCGGTGAGGACATTGGCAAAATGCCTGCCGAGGCGATGGAAATCCTTGAGGAAATTGAGCGAACTGTCAAGGGTCGTAAGGTCGAGGACTTGACGGAGTGCGAGAAGGGCAAGCTATTAGGCTTGTGGCAGCGGTTTGGCCAGCTCGTAGGCAAAGATATTATCAAGCGTGTTGTTCCGTTCATGATGAAGTTTGCG